AAAAAAAACAAAAATATGTCAGATAACTTATTCCAACAACTCGGTGCCGCCATCAAAGGTAAGATCGCATCCGAAGTTAACACCTTAAATCTCGCTATTACTGCTGCTCAAGCTGTTGATTCCGCTGCTCGTACTGCTTTAGAATCTAGCCTTCAGGGCGAAATCTCTTCTGCTCAAGCTGTTGATTCTGCTGCTCGTACTGCTTTAGAATCTAGCCTTCAGGGCGAAATCTCTTCTGCTGTTACTGCTGCTCAAGCTGTTGATTCCGCTGCTCGTACTGCTTTAGAATCTAGCCTTCAGGGCGAAATCTCTTCTGCTGTTACCTCAGCTTCTTCTGTTGATTCGGCTGCTCGTACTGCTTTAGAATCTAGCCTTCAGGGTGAGATTGCTGTTGCTCAAGCTGTTGATTCGGCTGCTCGTACTGCTTTAGAATCTAGTCTTCAGGGCGAAATCTCTGCTGCTCAAGCTGTTGATTCTAGTGCTCGTGCTGTTATAAACGGCAGCGTATCAAACCTCGAAACCAAAGCCGGTTCGCTTGCTGCTGACGGTAACTCTGCTAATTTTAGCGGAAATGTTACTGGTGCTAACGGAACTTTCACTAACTTAACTGTTAACGGAACAACTACAACTATTGATACAGATAACGTTATTGTTAAAGATAGCATTATGAGTATCTCTGCTGGTGCTTCTGTCGCTGCTAATGCTTCTAACGATAGCGGATTTATCGTTGAGCGTGGTTCAAGCCAAAACAACGTCGGATTTGTATGGGACGAAGGCATTGATCGCTTCCGTGCTGTATCGACTTCGGCTACTGCTGCTACTAGCGACATTGACGGAACTGATTCGTCCATGAGCTATGTGCCTATGCAGGCTTCTGACCTATTCTTAGGTACTGATTCGGTTAATACGATCTTCACTAAAGTTGCAGATCTCGGAACAGCTTCTGATTTCAGCACTGCGTTGAACGGCGCCTAATCCTTAAAGAATAAATCTTAAAAACCGGGGGTCGGAGGATAATCCTCTGACCCCCTTTTTTATGCGAATATTAGCAGCCACAATACTTCTTAGCCTGTCCTCGTGCAGCGTAAAATCGATCTACCCAATTGCGGGCGCTACGATAGGTGGATCGGGAGGTGCCCTTTTAGGTGGTCCAGGTGGAGCCGCAGTTGGAGCTTTTGGAGGGAACGCTGTAGGCCATATGCTTAAGTCCGAGAAGGAGGTAGAAGAGCTAGAGGAAAAAGTTGAAGAGCTTTCAAAAGGAGATGTCCTTAAGCTTTTAGACGAACAAAAAGGTTGGTTTGGTAAAACCATAGAGGGTGTCTACGACTTACTAAAACTAGGAGGTTTCGTAACTCTGATATATTTTGTATTTCACTTTTGGTATGGTCGATATTTCGTAAAAAAACTTAACAACAATAAAAAATGAATGATGCAAATATGTTTATAGGATGGTCAGGAACTCTCGCTACAATATCCCTAGGTCAATACAGCGATATAGTCGCAATACTGTGCGGTGTCGCAACAACTGCGTACATGGTCGTTAAACTGAAACAAGCCCTTAAAAAGAAAGATTAATTAGTGATATCTCAAGTCTTCTACGTAAACCTAGACTACCGAAATGACCGTAAGATTAATATGGAGAATACCCTGCCCGTATTAGGGGCTCCAGTCAGTCGATATCCCGCAATTCGACCTACGCATAAAGAAATTACTGAGGGTAAATATCAAAAATATTATGCTCGATCTATACCTAGAATAAAAAAATATCTGGATGCTGAGGCTACTCTCCCAAGGGCGTTTGGTATATACGGGGTTTACCTATCTCAGCGCCATATACACTCCCATTGGGCAGCGAATAAAGGTGAGGGGGTTTATGTCATAGTTGAGGATGATGCTGCTATAAGCGTCTCAACTATCATGAAAATAGACCGGCTGTTTATGGAGAGGCATGTACCCGATGACTGGCACATGATACGAAATATTTGGAATGATGAAGGGAAAAATCACATGGATCTCTCTAAGTTCACTTCGTGCCACAACGAGTCAAAATACGCCGATAAGTACAGCCACGGACGTTATGGTGGAGCCCACTTTTCAATTTGTAACGGCGCAAGAGCTAATGAAATTCTTGAGTATCTAGATAGGGACTTTGTATATGCAATTGATTCCGCATACTCGACTAACCAGCTTAATGTGTATCACACGAACTTAGATGTTACTATTGGTGATTTTGGTACTGATATACCAAAGATAGATCTAGAGCCCGAGCCCGACCCCAACGGACCTGTCGTTCATATTTTATGATTAGTAATAAACACAAATTTATCTATATACATCCACCGAAAACTGGTGGGACTAGTATCGAAAAACTTTTCGATGACGAGGCAGATGTAAGAGATGTAGAGCATAAGCATAAATACGCGGACTTCTACTGGACTCCCCAGTGGTCTGACTACTACCGATTCGGCTCGGTTCGAAACCCTTTTGACCGAATGGTGTCGTATTATTTCTGGAGACTGAAAAAAGATCTGGTGATGTTTGGGCGAGACAACTTTGAAGATTGGATAGCTTTTATCACAGACTTCCCCGAATGGAGGCGTTATCAGGAAACAAACTGGCACTTCACAACCGCAATCGACAACCAGTGGAATATGCTACGACTTATCGATAACATAGTTAAATTCGAACACTTTCAGGACGACTTCGATAAAGTATGTTCTGAGATAGGCATTCCTAAAATGGAACTGCCTCATACTAATAAATCTGAACGCGGAAGCTACCAACAATATTACACAGGGAGATCTAAAGAACTAATTGAGAAATATCATTGGAAAGATCTTAAGCACTACGACTACAAATTCTAATCATGGAAGACGATAAAGTAAAAAAAGAGAAAAAAGCTTGTGGAACAACCTGCCCATCACCAACAATTTGCAAAGACCTATTTAAGGGTAAATGCGCTGTGGAAATTATGCAGCAGCAAAAAGGTGAGGCTGAAAAAGTAAAAGATAAAAAGAAACCTGGCACCTACGGGTAAAGCTTTACAACCGGTTACGCCAGAGTAGCCGAAAGTCTATCTTCGCAGTATGGAAACTATTACTGCGGAGGTTGAATCCCCGCAAACAGATGAGTTGAGTGTTGAGAGTGCTTCTTCTGAAGACATTCGCAATGCTCTTGGTACAACGCCAGAGACCGTAGCTGAAGAGCCGTCTCTCGAAAGCCCTGAGCCTGAGGTTTTAAGCCCAGAAGCAGAAGTCGAGAGTCTAGAGTCGGAAGAAGATAAGCTTGGAAAACGTAGGATTCGTCCTCGTAACGAGCTCGATCAACAAGTCATAGATCTCTACAGATCTGAAGGCTTTAGTGGATCTTTTGTCGATGCTTCTCGAGTAATCTACGGGCAAGACGTTAACGCCGCTCCTCAGAGTATTTATCAACAGCCACAGGAAGTCGAGGCGCCTTTGCCCGATCCGGCCAGCGGCATTGATGGACAAGTTGCAGAACTGGCAGCTTCTATAGAAGAGCTTGAAGGTAAGGTAGAGACCGCAGCCGAAGAATTGGAAACGACAGAAGCGTTGAGATTACAACGCCAAATCATGAAAAAGGAACTCGAGTTGCAGACTTTAGCGAATCGTAAAGAGCGCATGGAAGAGGCCCAGGAGCAACAAGCTCATCAGACCCACCGTTCCAAAGCGGTGGACAGTAGAAATAGAGTCTATGAAATGTACCCCACTTTGCAAGATAAGGCGTCAGTCTATCGCAGGCAATTTGATGACTACATAACACAGGCTCAATCTAATCCCGACTACGCCCCAGTCTTCGATTCACCTCGATGGCCTGAGCTTTTAGCAAATGAATTTGCCTCATTTACGCCTGCACCTGTGCAGCAGCAAGTTGCTGTCGCACCTCAACCCCAGCAGCCGCAAATGGGAACTCAAGCCAAAGTTTTGACGACAGGACAAACGGCACAACCTGTACACACTTCGGCTACATCCGAAGGGCTTCTAAATGACATGGGACAGATGAGTAATGCTGATCTTTATAAATTACTCGGACAAGGAAATGTCGCAACGCCCGGAAGGTAGTTAGTCGAGGTACTTAAACAAACCTTAAAACAAAAAAACAATGGCTATTAAAAACTTCACAGCCCCACCAAACGATCCATTAGGCAACAACGTTGCAAATAATGTCGATTTGGTATCACCCCGCATATCATCATATGCTGATTTACTTCAAGGAGACGGAAATTCCGATTTGCGTTCACGTCTTTGGTCCGAGCTCGTTACACGCGATGCTAGGGAAAAAAACGTATTCGACAAGTTCATCGGCGGAGAAGGAAGCGGTAAACCTATAACAGAAAAACGCGATCTTAGCGCAGGCGGATCAGATAAAGTAACTTTTACTACAGTTGCTCCAATCAGAGGACAGGGTGTTCGTGGAGAAGAAATTCTCAAGAACAGTACTGACAATCTTGATTTCGGAACATTCTCCGTAGAAGTTGACCTCGTTCGTCACGCTGTATCCTGGACTCAAGTTCTTAAACTCATGAGATTCACAGGTAAGACTATTGACCAGCTTTCGGCTGAAGTCATGTCCGAATGGATGGCTCGTACAGAACAAGACCAACTTCAGTTTGCTCTTCGTCAAATCTGCTTAAAGCATACAGTCGGAAGTAACGTATTGGCCGGTTATGGAACAGGTGCTAATAACGAACTTCTTTACACAGATCCATTCTCAGTCGATATCATTCAAGAGGCTAAACAAGCTCTTATTGCTAACGGTGCTGAGCCAATGAATACTGGTGGAGATATCAATCAGGAAATTCCTGGTTATCTGTTCTTTGCTCCAGATGCTTGCTTACGCTCATTGCGTTCTGACCCCGATTACTTAGAAGCTATCCTTCAGGCTGATTCCAGAGGAGATAACAATAAGTTGTTCAGCGGTTCTTATGCAAAATGGGACAACAACATCATTGCAAACCATAATGTTCTCATCGACACAGCTCGTGGTCGTCAGGGTTCTCCCTTACTTCCAACATTCTATACTTTTGATCCCATCTTAGATGCGACTAACGGTATTGGAGGAGCTGACGGAGATTACATCGCTAACTTCCGTGGAGCGAATATTAACCTTCCTGGTGGAGGATCCGCTTCAATAACTCCTGATAACGGCACATTTAACATGCTCGGTATTGATTCTGCTGACGGAACTGTCGCTCTTTATGAGTACACTTCTGCAAACATTGCAGCTGGATTTGGTAGTGTTACTTTGACCCGCGTAAACGGTGACGGTGGACTACTTGGCAACGTTAAAGTTGGTAATGCTTTTGCAGCTGGATCCCAGTTTGTACAGTGCAATGACATCGGAACTCCGATCGGTTACTGCTTGGCAATGGGTAAAGACGCAATGTACTTCGCCAAAGGAAAAATCTACGGTGAAAGCATTTATCATTACGATGATTTTGCGACATCTGGCAACGAAGCTCACTTGTCCGCAGTAGGTGTTCAGTCCGTTTACGGAATGGCTCCTCGCGTGGATACTCGTGGTAGAATTCCTTCGGTACAACTTATCGAGGTTACTCGTCAAGTTCCAGGTCTTAATTTGACCCAATAGTGGATTTTCCCCTCCATTAATCAACCCTTAGACCTCCTCCTGAGTATCGGGAGGAGGTCTATTTTTTAATATGAAAATAATAATACTAGGTAAGAAAAATCAGGTTGGAACTGTTCCAGCTATTAATGTCAAAGGCATGTCTCAAGTGAGGTATAACTTCATATGGGATCGCGAAGTTAAGTACTACGCATATACACCTAAAAACCAGAAAGAAGTGGACGACATATTTCGTACACAAGGACGGTTATATAAGCACATGCACTTCTCCGTGTTATTAGAAATAGAGGCCGAGGAAGAGCATCCAATACCGAAGGCTAAAGATCGAAAGAAGGCCAAAGCTCAACCGGTGGAAGAAGCCGTTAAATAGCCTAGTATGAGAGTATGGCCTCGATTACTTACCTTTCTCTCAAGACTCAATTGGCTACCATGTTTGGAGCCGATGATATTACTGATCTGCCTCCTGTAGACCAAGACAGAGTCGGAATTTACGTAAACCAAGCTTATCGAGAGTGCTATAACTCTTACGATGGTAAGCGACCCATGTGGGCCCAACGAGGTTTCACTTTAAGTTTTGTAGCCGACCAAGCCTGGGCCGATATGTCGATAAAAGTCGTTTCTGTCGACAAGATTCCTGAACTTGTCGATGAGGGACCCCTATCGCCGATGACAGGTCCTGAAGCTGAAATAAAAGCTCGATCTATTTTCTCTGCTGATTTTAGAGCTCCCTCAGGAAGGGGATTAAACTTCCCGCAATTTAAACAGAACGAAGTCGAGAAGGGTAGACCGATCTGGTACTATGTCGACAATCGAGACCAGGGTGCAGATGCATCAGTTGTTCCTCGGTTATTTCTGTATCCAGTTCCCGATAAAGCTTATGATGTAGAGCTATACGCTAACATTATACCTGACGAACTTGAACTTGATGCTGACGAACCTAGGATGCCTGCCGATCTAGTTTGGGATATTCTTTTTCCGATCGCACAAGGTAAGGTTTTGTCTGACCCGCGATATAATGGAGATAACAAAGAGTTCTTATCTCGCATGGCTGATGAAGCTCGGAAAAGACTGAAGCAACTCGTCTCACCTCAAAAGCATAAAGGTTCGCTAAGATTATCTAAAAGGGGAGGCTGGTAGTGCCAAGGGATCTCACTATAAGACCCCTCGGTCGTCCTAAAATTTCCGAAGATAATGCTCTTGGGTTTAAGCGCCTTAGTCGAAAGTTTGTGGTCGAAGGTCCGAGGGTGTGCAAGATAGAAATTGAGAAAGCTGTTAACCCTCTTTTTCTTGCTGTCGGTACTCCTGATGAAGAGTTTACGGATCATCTTTTAGTAACCCAACAAATTGAGCCTGCACCAAGCACTTTAGACAAAGCGTATCTTACGAGGGAGTATGTACAAATCAGGAGTACTTTCTCTTCTGAAAGTACATCAGAGTCAGGGGATTTTAAAAGAATAAATCGTAAGTATACAGTATTACGATCTCAACATGCACAAGGTTACGGAGCTGCTGCATGGGGGAATCACCCTCATAATAATGTAGGCGGTCAATCTAATGATCCGTGGGATTACCTACCTAATGTCGTTCTCGCTACAGAACCTGTAGCAGTTAGCTACACCGATAATGGTGGGGGTACAGCAATCTTTGGGCGTTCGGTAAATGTGCCTGGTAATTTAGCTATGCCCATGATTAACAATGTAAGCTTAAGCGATTCTTTGACGGGAGCAGCTGGAGCTGATAATTTAAGTGTTTCGTGGGTGAGGTCTACCGCTCAAGTTGATACCTCAAATCCTGGAGTAGATGTCTGGAGTGTAGGGTGGGTAGCTCCAGTCCTGGATCATTGGACTGCGGGTAACGGTAAGGGTGGATCTAAAAGCTTTCAGAATCCCGCTATGATACATTTTGACGAAAATGGACTCCGGAAATACGCCTTTGGTGTTAACGGAGCTCAAGGTCCAACAGTTATGTACAGCTATATTTCATATGTAGTTGGCGATGACCCTGGGACTACACTTTCAAGCTGGTACGGCACAGGTTCAGTTCAGCCTACCACCACAATGGATTTTTACTTAGCCCACATTGATGGGAACAACAGAACCTCTACTTTTAAACATCAATTTGCAAATGCGTTCTACGTCCAAGATACAACGGACGGAATTGAGTTTCCAGATAAAAACGGTGATGATGTAAAGGTAGCTGATGAAATCCCCTACCAAATAATTTTCGACTATGAGTATGCGACTGAAGATGCAGTTGAAGGTTCATTTGACTCTACTGGCGGTCGAGCGGCTGGTGCTTATGCGGCTCTACCAAAGTCTAGTAAACAGGCAGCAATGGCGGCGTATAAAGGTTTTACCGAAATGCCCATGTTCCAGAAGCAAAAGATAATAAAAGCTGCGGGTGTTATCTCTTTTAGCCACACCTATGTAAGACTAGGTGGAGGTGGAGGCTCTGCTCCCATGGGCAATTCGATTAAGCCAATTTTTTCACACGGCTCAAAAAAAATATGGAAGATCGTTTTGACCTATGTTGGATGATGAGCTAGAGCTACGACTTGCTCAGATTGAGCAAGATATTGAGGCCGTAAGGGAAGAGGCTGAAGGCGAAGGGCAACCGCCCGATTTCTTCGATTTCGATATGGCTCATAGACAAGTGATAGTACATTGGCTTAAGCCTGAGGAGGCTGCGGAAGGTGAGCCAGAACCCGAACCGATCGTTTCCCTCGCCAAGGCAAAGATTGAGATCTTAAGCCAAGCCCGAGCAATCGATCTAGACGATAAAAGACCAAACGTATCTCATGGCGACATCTTGGTTCTCGATTCGGGTTGTCCCTTTTATGCATTATGCGCAGTTGTAGACGCACAGTTTGGTGAAGCGGGATGGCAACTAGAAGACGACCTCGACCCTCCCGTTGCTGAGACTGACGAAGACGAAAACACCGAGAAAGTATTTCGTGAATTTATTGTTTGGGGCGGTTGTGGAGCGGAACCAGGAGAGGGTGGAGACTTTTGCGTCGGCGCTGGAGGTGCTACCGCAAGTGCGATTGGCAGTCTTTCAGTTTCTCAGGCTGCGGCAACACTTACAAATATAGGCTTTTTCGGAACTGCTGAAGGTGACCCCGCTGACCCAACTACAGTTGAGTTGCCTAGTTTATCTGGGCTAACTCTCGATTCGACTCCCGGTGATACCACAACTTTTTTAGCCCTAGATCCAACTGTAGCTCGCTGTTCACCAGGAGATGCTTGTAACGGGATCTGGGCAGATCTAAAATCGGTAAGCTCCACAGAGACACAAAAGGCTTTAACAAAAGAGATTACCACTCGCACTCTTAACATTGTACCTCAATCACTAATCCAGAAAACTTTACGGATTTCAAATACGGTGACTACTGTTACAGGTGACTCTGGAGTTTTATCTTCTTCTGTATGTGGAGACTTAAATATGAACTCGGTAGTAGGGAGTGGCGGTGGAGGTAGTGGATCCATAGCCGCAGATTCTATTAGCGTAATCCCGACGCCAGGTGCTGAAGCGACAGAATTTAGTGCTATCTCTCTAGATCCTATCGACCCAGATGTTGATATCGTCGAAGAAGGGGTTGATGTTTTCGATGTACCAGGCCCGATTGCGGTTACTGCTTTGGATACACCCACAAGAGTTTTTCTTCCCGTTATTGGAGCGTTCTGCCCAAAGACTACCGACCTAACCGTATTAGATTCTTTTTGGGCTGCGGGTACTAGTGCGGAAATAACGAGGGCTTGTGATCCAGAAAGCGATTTAGATACTCAGGAAATTACTGTTACTCTTACGCCTAGAAAGAAGACATTAGCGTTTGAGTGCGGGTTACTCGTAGGTTCAGTGCTAGAAGAAACAATGGCAACGGCGACTCCTATTACCTATAAGTTTGAAACTCCGTGCTGTTGCGATGAAGATCCCGTTGATCCGTGTGAGCCTGGTATCCCTTCGGTGACTGCCACCTTTAAAGAACAGGACGGAACAATAACTACAGTCGTGGCGAATTTTATGGCAGGCCAGTGTCGGTACGCGGGCGGGGGCATGGTGGTCAACTTTAATGCGGATACAGGATTGTGGACTGCGAGTGGTAACAACGCGATGGGTTGGAGTATAAGAGGGTCGGCAAATACACCAAATGGTATGCCTACTACTTTTGTCGGAACAGGGATTGCGGGGGTCACTGCCGAACTAAGTTTTTCATGAGCGATAAAAATAAATCAGAAGGTCTTGGCGATACCGTTAAGAAAATTACTAATGCCGTAGGGATTAAGCAGTGTGGTGCTTGCAAGAGGCGCCAACAAAAACTCAACCGATTGTTCCCCTACAAGAATAAGGATAAAAATAAAGAGTGAGATTCTTCCGCATACCTGCTTTTACTGGCATTGAAACCCATCGCGATGATGCTGATCGTGGAAGCCTGCGCGTAGTTGAGGGCTGTGTTCCGCACGGACCTGGTGGACTGCGTAGTGGGCCAGTCTGGGAAAAACTAGGGGAGGTAGACCTATTCTCTAATTCGACTCAGAATCATATGACGGCTTCTGATGATGGCCAGGGTAATTCAATCGCTTATGTCAGTCGAGAAAATGAGATACACGATCTCGCGGTATTCAGTACTGAGAACACTGCGATTGTAAGCCTGGGTGCGAACTACGCTGTAGCAGCTCCGACCGCATATATAGAGGAGGCAGCCGCAATCACACCTATCGGGAATCAGCTTTACGCCCTTGGAGATGGGACTATGGAAGCTGTGGCTGTAGGAAAGGGCCCACCGATGGTTCAAGCAGCAGTATTTCCAGATGAGAGGATTTACTCACAGGAATGGTCAAGGTTTCCAAATTGTAAGTTCTATGTCCAGGGTCCAAAGAAAACTATTTTTGCATCAGGTAATCCTGATCTACCCCTAAGAGTTTACATGTCTGAGCCCGCTGGTTTAAGTGCTCCTTTTAGAGACTCACCTTATTCAACTGAGCTCACCAATGAGTACGCTGGTTCGCTTAGCACTATTGATATACTGTCAAGTAACGCTTCACATATCACGGCTCTCTCTACTCGCGGGGATCAAGTTGTCGTGCATACTGATAAAGGTTGCCATCTTCTGTACGCACCTCAAGGGGATCAGGCAGACACGGGCTACCGAGTAGAACAAGTGCCCGCTACGAATTTTTCGGGTGCTGTAAATTCTCAGGTTGTGTCTGGAGAAAGCGGGAGCCAGCATTTTTGGATGGGTCACGACGGCCAAATTTATAAAGACGATGCTGCAAGAAGAGGGGCCGAAGATTTTAAGGGTTACGCAGATGCTGAACAGGCAAACTGGAAAGCTAAAGGTCAATGGGAGCGAGAGCACCCTGTAGATCTTTCTAACTCATTCGCAACCTACGACCCGCAGTCAGGAATGTATTGGATATATACATCCGCTTGAAAGCGCTCTAACCCCTCAATATATTTAAAGCATGGCAATTATAAATCTTACATGGGACGCTCCTAGTACCGACAACGGTGGTGGCGAAGCGGACTCTTACACTGTATACAGGAATGGAGTCGTTATTAATACCGCTTCCTCTACAGGCAGTACCGATGATGTACCAGAAGGTTCGTATATTTACACTGTGACGGCTACTAATGCTGCTGGGGAAGGACCTCACTCCAACTCTTCAAGTGTAACGGTACCAGCCTAACTCGATTAGACAGGGGGCAGTATGGATGGCTTGATTCCTGGTGCCGCGGCCGACCCTAGAGAGACTTCTGTCGTTAGGGTATATGAATATTTCTCAGATGACCCTATAACGGTACCAATGGATGTTACCGGTGTGTTCGAACCAACTGTTGGAACTACTGAGCAAAGGACTCTTAGATATAATAGAACTACTGCGTGTAAGACTTTAAGTATTATATTCGCTGATGATTTTGAGCCAGAAGACACTGAGTGGGCGGATCTACAAGGTAACCTCAAAAAGGTTTTTGCCTTCAGGCACCCCCTATATACTCCCGACTTTTGTAGGACTAATGTTCCCTATGATGTTTTTGAGCACAGAAGTGAAGGGGATGTAGTCTCTAACTTAGCACTAACAACTCCCTCGATTACAGATGAGACTAATTGTATAAGCTTTTCAGGGGAGGCCCGCGAGTCAACCTTGCAGAACATGTTAGGTGTAAGCGCACAGGGTACTCTCAACTACAACGAAAATGCTCCTCAGGGGATGGTGCAAAGCGGTGCTTTTGCAAATAGAGCTATATACAATAAAGAAACTGAGACCTACACCATACCTGTCGACAATTTGTTTACTACTACTGACGGATTAGCCCCTGGGTCTGGCGATTTAACAGTTTCGGCTGATGTTTTTGAACGGCTGAACACTAGGAATGACTCTATGTTTGATGCAGTACTAGGAAGTACTTTGCAGACTGGTCAGTGGATTTCAACTAGCCCCAGGGATCAACTGATACAAGCTATAGCCGCTGGGACTGGTACAGGGATTGCGGGCGTTGGGAATCCGGTAGACATTTTTGACGAGGTGATGGCTCGGATCAATGAGAGGCTCGACGAAAAAGAAGAAATAACCAATGCAGCTACGGATGGAAGTTTAGCGGGGGCTAAAGAGAATTGGGATAACCTGGTCGACACCTTCGAGGAAAAGGAGCTTGAATTAAGGGATGCATCGGCTGCGGCTGAAGGAAGAAGGCAAGCGGTCGCGAATGCTCAAAATAATTTGGATGGCAACGATCCATCTACACTCCTAGCTCTTGAGACTGCCACAAATAATTTAGCCAACGCTGTAGAAAACGAAGCGGACGCCCAGGCCGCATTTGATGCAGCGAAAGCTGCTAAAGACGCCCAGTGGCAGGTCTTCGAAGATATGGAGAGCGATCACCAGATTATTAATGCTACGATGGCCCAAGACTATGCTTGGATTTTACAATTAACTAAACCCTTGCTGCAAAAATCCTTTAATAGAAAGATGTGGAGGATAGACGGTGCTCAATATCACATAGACGGTGGAACTAAAGGTGACATTGAGGGTACACTTAATCAGGGTTTAACATATAATAACGTTAATGGTGGCTTTTTTGATGAAAGAAGCACGGCCACGGGTGGAGTCTGGCCGGCCGCAATTTCGTATTCCGATCAGTGCGAAGCTGATGCTATAATTGAGGATGATGAGGTTTTATCTTGCGAAAGGCACGGCATAGATAAACTTGAACTCCAAGCAATGACCCATAACTATTACGACGAGTACTGGGGGTGGCTTTCTTACAAGGGTCAAGGCTACGGGCTTTACCCGTTCGAACACGGAGCAAAATTTCCTTTCTTTCAACCTATGGGCCCCAATTTTCACGGGGGTAGTATACGGAGCAGTAAATCGAACCCTGGAGAAATTCCTCCTCAATACAGGATGGGCGAGTTTGGCCCTATGTGTGTAACGGGTGGTATTGGAGTTGCTGCAAAGTGTATATCCTTTCCTCTCAAGCTAAACGCACTTCAACAGAGAGTAAGAACGATTGATCTTAACGACTATAACCCTGCCGACTGGGTTGTGTGTGATCCGGGAGATTATTGGCGTTGCCTGTTCATGTTTCTTGAAAAATTGGGTTCCGATATTACTCTGGGCATGGTTCTTAGCCAGATGGATTTTGGTACTGGTATTTTTGAAGGCACTAACCCAGATTGGCCTTTCGATTTGGATCTGACCAATCCTAATGATCCCGCGATGCGTCATGCGTTAAATGTTGTGCGCCAGGAATTTAATACCGTTGATTGGGACTTATTTTTAGATCAGGAAGGGATGATNAAGGTTGCTTATGTAGATAGGGATTCAGCAATGATTGAGACCCCAGAGGTGTTCGAATTACCAGAAGAGCCTTTAAACCTAGTTGCTGAAATACTTTTACCGCCAGAAGCCCCCTTAAACTTAGTTGCGGAACTGGAGGANGAGCTCCCTGAAGCTCCTTTAAACTTAGTGGCTGAATTGCTTGCACTTCCCGAATCTCCTATCAATTTAGTTGCTACCGTGGAGGAGGTGCTCCCCGAAGCACCTCGGAACCTTCTAGCTTGGATACCGATTCAGCTACCCGAAGCTCCATTAAACCTTCAAACTGAAAATTTAGGCGAGTTACCTGGTCAACCTGAAAATCTCAATTCTGTCTTGCTTAACAAGCCCTCAAGAATAACCAGTCTGGTCGCGTTACTTGTGCCTGATCCGGTAGTTCTTCCCGAATCTCCAGGAAACCTTAATGCGCAACTCGCGAATGTTCTTCCTGAAGCGCCACAAAACCTTATGGCCCTAGGCGGAGGCGGAGGCGGCGGAGGCGGAGGCGGAGGCGGAGGCGGAGGCGGAGGCGG